ACAGTAGCGTCCTTTTCTCCTGCAATATAAGTTTTGTTAGAGCTACCAAAAGTTGTAGTCTCTCCTACATCAGCAGTTCTTGAAGGCTCTGCACTATTAAGATAAGCACTCAAGTCTGTTGAGTCTATAATTACTTTGGTGTCTTTACCGTGAATAAATGCCATTATTTACCACCTGTGCAACAACCGTTACCACAACAATCCATTATTTTTTACCTCTATTATTTCTTCTTCTTCTTCTTGTTCCTGATGACCTAGAGCCACCATAACCATATCCTTTTGGCATATCACTCCTTATAATACACTTATCTTTTCATTTTCCAAGCCAAAGAGATTTCTGCTGAAACCCTGCGAGTGATTTTGCGTCTTGCTTTTCTCGTATTCTTCTCGGCTAATAGTAAGAATGGAACTAATGGTGTTCCACGCTCATTGATTGAGTTTACCACACCCCAAGTGTTCAAGTCTCTTTTTGTAGCCCAATCTTCTATCGGTTGTATTGGTGGATAGTGTGGTCTAGTTCTCCAATTTGCATTACCCCAATTCTTCCTTCTCTTAGGTGGTGGTGGTTTATATCCACTAGGTAATCTTCTAAATCTTCCGTGTACAAACTCTGAGTGTGGTGCAGTAGCTTCAACTTGAATCTTTTTTGGTAATCTACCAACCATAGCAACTTGTTTGAAGTCAATAGAGTTTGCTAATGCACCTGTATCTTTTGGTGCAACCTTCTTAGCTTCTTTTGTAATTACTTCTGCGTGTTCATTCATAAGATGACGCAAAGGAATTAAAGTAAAACCTGCATTTGTAAGTTTTCTTTTTATCTGAGTCATTCCTTCAAATTGGAAGTTTCTATTAGTTGCCATAAAGACATACTAACAAAAAAGCCACCTGTGTAGGTGGCTTCTTTGAGTTATGTTTTGTTTAATATCTTGTTGGATTTTTATAGCTCTCTGCACATTGAGTATCACAATGCCATTGAGTCCAACCGTCTTTTCTAGTCATTGTCATTAATCTTTTATCATTAAGTTCAGCAGTTGCTTCGTTATAACAGTAGCTTAAGTCAGAAATTTTCCAACCTGAAAATTCGTTAGCTCTTTTTCTGCAGTTACAAGCACCGTAGAAATCTATGTCGATTTGTCCACAATCTTCATAGTGCTTTTCCCCTGTTTCCCAATGCTTTACAACTTTTACTTTTTTAAGGTTTTTTTCCTGTGTCATTTTGACTCCTTCTAATTTGTTTGTTTCATTCATAAGAATATATTATATAATCTTTGATTATAAAGCAAGTATTTAACAAGAAATATACAAAAAAAAGGTCAATGTTTATAGTGTTTTAGAAAAAAATTAAAAAAAATTATAAAATTGTGCCACTTAAAGTGGTCTTTTTGTGTGCTTTAAGTAGTGTTTGCACATCAGGGTCAATCTTGGAGAATAGCTCACTAACTCCTGTATTAACATCTCCATAAGTGTTGAATGGAGTATCTTTTCTTTTGAAATATCTTAGAGCTTGTATCAATGTTGCAGTTTTAATGTCTTCAGGAACTATTGAATAACCCCACTTGGCAGTTATCTGAACATTGTTTTTTATTGTTGGGTCGAATCTCTCTGAGCTTCTTGTATCAAGAATTGTAATCTTGTTAAAAGGCTCATAGTAAGTTGTGCCACCTGTAATCTTTAATACTCTAGGATTGCTTGGCTCAACTATAAAATCTGTGTTTATTGTTAAAGTAGTTTCATAAGTTCCGTCATCATTGTCATCTAATTTAACAATGAGACCTGTGGTTGTACTTATGTCAGGCACATCAAGATAGACACTTGACTTTGGTGTAAATACTTTTGCGTTTGCAGAACTATCTTGGTTAAATCTTCTACCTGTTATTGCGTCAATCAATCTACAAGCAGAGTCAATAGCAGTATCAATGTTGTCATCTTGAGCTGACCCTGATAAACCAATGTATGCTTTAAAATCTGTTTTATCAACATACTGTGCCATTTAAAGACCTACTTTGATTTGTTTTCTTTAGGTGCTTTTGCTTTTGCTTCTACAAACTTGAGAGCTTTGTATTCTGCGTCAGGCATTTCCCAACCTGCTCTTGCAACAAGTTTTCCTTTACGCCAACCTTTTGGCATACCTTCAGCAGACTCTTTACAAAGTCCTTCATCATTCATATAAATATCTTTTTTTAATTTCATCATTTCCTTTTTGCTAGATGTCCCACTCTCATAAGACGAATGGGACATCAAAGCCATTATTAACTATTAAAAGTTAGTAATAGTACAGAAAGCAGTTGGTCGATAGACAGGGAATCCTAATCTAACGGTTGCTTTCATAACCATAATATCTTTTACGAAGTTTTCATCGTGGGAATCAGACATAGCTACTTCCATACCTTGTCTTGCGACAATATGACAAGCCTGTCCACCACCGAAAACACCTACGATTGGAGTTCCTGCAGGTCTAGTTGTATCTAAAACAACAGGGAGTCCCCACATTGTTTGTCCAACTGCACCACCGAACTGTCCTGCACCAACGAATAGTGGATTCAATGAGCCACTTGTTGTTACTGCATTTACTTCAGTTACAGTTTGGTACCAATCTGAAGGGTGCATAATTATAGCGTCAGGACTTAAGAAGCTATCTTTTTGTATTTCTGTGATTGCTTCATAAATTTGTCCGACTCTCTTTAGGTTTCCTGAGAATGATGAGAAATCAAAAGTATTGATTCCTGATACATTCAGAAGACCTGTTAAGTTTGCACCTGAGCCACCACCTGCAAGTATTTGGTCTCCAACTGCAAGATTAACCATTGTTCGTAATCTTGAGTCAAGATAACCACTTACTGCTGATACATCAGCTAACAATTCTTCTGTTACAGGTAAGAATGAGCCAATCTTACGAATGTTCTCAGTCTTTTCTGTAAATGCAAGTGCGTTCTCGCCCAATGCTGAGCCTTCTGCAGTTGCACTAGAGTTGTTAGTAAATGTGGTTTCTTCGAGATACTTGTATTGGTAAGTATCTGTTGTAATTGTGTCGATTAAATCAATAACAGTTTGTGGGTTTCTCAATGCAGTAGGAACGATTAAATCGCTTCTTGTTACTGCAGGTGGATAACCTGATTCTGTCAATGTTGTTTTTAATTCGACATTTGGATTCCACTTAAGTTCTGAATTAATATTCTTTTGCCCATTCTCCATAAAACTTTTGTAAGCACTAGAGTCAATGAGTTGGTCTCCTAGAGTTTTTCTAGCAACTTCTTCCTTCTCATTGTGAATAGGCATTGATTTTACTTCTTTACCTTTTTCTAATGCTTCTTCAAGTCTTGCTTCTTGAGTTTCGAGAGCATTTAATTCATTAACTTTTTCATTAAGTTTCTCAATTTCAACATTTCTATCTTCGATAGCTTGTTTTTTCTCCACAGAGATTTCAGAGCCACCTTCAAAGGTGTCCTTCATTTCTTTAACTGCGTCAAATTGAGTTTGTCTTAATGCGTGGAGTTCCTGTGTGAGTTCGTTTAATTTACTCAACTTTATCTCCTTCATTAACTACGCCTTGACTTCTTGCCAAGACTTCTTGTGTATTTAGCCAAAGTGCGTCAATACTATCTTTAGGTTGCTCTGCTTCTTCTTCTCCTAGTCCAAGAATGTTGTCTAAATCGTTATAGACTTCTTGGATTCGGTCTTGAATCTGCATAAGAGATTCCTGAGCAGACTTTGACAATGTTTTGCCTTTTTCTAAGCGTAAAGAAGTAAGTTCTTTTGCTCTGTCAATGAAGTTGTTAATTGTGATAAGCACATTATCAGCTTCATCTGTGAATCTAAGACCTGATTGCACATCTTTTAATTCTTCATCTTTTTTTTCTTTTACTGCAACTGTATAAGTTGATTGGTTTGCACCAACAAGAACAGGCGAGACTTCAAACACAGTAGCAGATTTTATATACCTTACTTCCTGTGATTGTCCGTCTTTTTGGAATTGTCCTTGTTCTGCGTCATCAACTTGAAATCCAAAAGACCATTGTTGCAAGTCTCCCATAGCTTTGACAATTTCGTAGGCTTCTTTGCCACTCTCAGACGACATAATAAACTCGCCTTTGAATGTTGCCTTGTCATCATCTTGAACTATGCGTCCTTTACCAATAGGATTCTCCCATTTGTGAGACCATACCATTGGTACTTCGCCTTCTAAACCTTTAAATGATTTTAGTGAGTTTGGTAAAACTACATCTCCGTCAGAATCTACATTATTAAATACAGAGAAAACTGCTTCTACTTTGCCTTCCTTGTCGGTGTCCAATGCAAAGTCTATTGATTTAAACTCTTTGTCCATTATTCTTCTTCCTTTTCTACCCACGCTTCGTTTTCTTCTGTGTTAGGGTCGTCTGCAATATAATGACCTTTGTCATTCCTTGCCCTTACTTTACTAGCTTCTTGTAATTTTTTTTCTTTTTCGGCTTTTGTAATTTTAACAAGCGTACCTTGTTCAATTAACCATTTAATACTTTTTTGTGGAATACCTTTGCCGTCAATAAACTCGCCTTCAGCAAAGTATTTATCTTTGACAGTTATTCCGTTCATCACTTCATACATTATGTAATTATCTCCACGCTAAATTCTACGCCTAAGTAATCAATACTATTCACAGTATAAACACCATAATTAGACGCTTCAACAACTCTAGCAGAACTTACCACTCCACCTAAAGTTGTATCTCCTTCAATAGCTGATTTTACACTTGTACTACCACTTCCGTCTAAATAAGAATCTAAAGAATCCTGCGAGAGTTCTGCGTCCACTCTTGAAACATACATATAGATTGGAATGTTGTATGTGTCT